AACTCCCTGGCGGATGCCAAAGAGTTTCATCTGAGAAATATGTGACGCAACGATACCAGTGTCTACAACAATGTTGCTATCTTTGTCGAGATAGGCATTGATGATTTCCTGTAGCCTGGCCTTAGCGTCAGCCATTAACTATTCCCCTTTTCTTTTGATAGTAGCAGTTTTGTTATCGTTGTTTATTAAAACTTTCCACGAAAACCTGCTTGAATTTCACCAGGGAATCCACCAGGTCCACCCATTCCAGGTATGCCTTGTGGACCGCGAACCCGCCCAGTATTGCGATAATTGACGTTAATACCAATACCTGGAGTTTCATAAGCACCCTGCAGGGAGAAGCCTTGTGGCATCTGCATTCCCATCGGATCTGTATAGGCAGGATTAAAGCTTCCGCCTAGACGTAATGTTTGATTACGATCAAGTTTAATGTTGGCACTACCACCAATTGACTCAAGACGATCATCAACGGCATTTACGTCAACATTAAAAGGCTTCGGGCCAAAAGATGGACCCATACCCATATCGCCACCCAATGCACCCGCGTTACCCATGGGAGCCATACCACCTGCTCCAGGAATTGCTTGTGCTTGAAGTGGGAAGCGATTGAAATTTTGTTGGAATTGCTGTCCTCGTTGACGGATTTGTTGGCCAGCGGGATTAGTCTGCATGAAAGGCTCATACAGTCGTTTGCTCATCTCATCTTCTGATAAACGAGATCCTGGAGTGCCAGCAATTAAAGATTGGCCTGGTGCGCCAGGGACATTGCTTTCGCCGTAATAACGTATCATTGCCTTATGTTTACGATCTTTTTATTTTAACGTGCTCTTGCTTGGGCTTTTAATTTACTTAGAGGTTGAGTGGAAAACTTACCGGTTTGCTTTTTAGATGCAATGTAATCGTAAGCCTTCAATGGAGAAGGTACACGAGGTGAAGTGATCTGCCCCATGGTTTGGTATGGCGTTGTCGATACTTCTTGCTCTGGTTCAACGGGCATCAACAAGCCGATTGGCGCTGAACCAAAAGCGCTGCCAAAATAACGACCAGCCAATTCAAAATCCATGCTTCCTCCTACGTTCTTTTATTTTAATCTTCTATGACTTCATAACCAGAAGGATCATTGACTTTGGAGATGACGATACCTTCGCCGCGTACATCCCAATTCAACAGATCACCTTCTTGCCAACCAAGCTCTTCGATTACCTCATCCGGGAAGGTAATATATTGATCTCCGTTTTCGTCCTCTTGGACTTCAAGAACGTAACTCATTTCCCAGAAAGAATTTTCTCCATTAGCTTATCAAGTTTATTATTAATTTCACGGAAATTGCTATGCATCTCTTGGATCTCTCTTAAGAAGTCAACCTTAAGAACGTATTCCATCGGCATGCGATTGATTTGATCTTCCAAGATGTCAATCCTACGTTTTTGAGATCCAATGTAATCAAGGGCCTGCTGGACTCTCTCCTGCTGCCTATCGAGTATTTTATTCGCCGCCCAGGATCCACCTGTAACAGCAGATACAATGGCTGTAAGGACAATGGCTATGTACTCCGGACCCACGGTGGCGTTATTGCTTTTTTTTCATTCTAAGTTTAGTAATCAATTTGAAGCTGGCCTTTACGTGCCAAACCGGTCACCAACCAAACCAAAGCATCTACACAGTCATCGTGGCTGCTAACACCAAAGTTAGTTAGTTCCTCAAACATTGCCGTGAAGTTGCGGAAGCGATTGAAGACAATCTTGCGGTCTTCAAACATGCCCATAATCCCACGGAAGCGAGCCAACTTATCTGACCGGAATCCTTTGACGGGGTGCCAGATTAAGTTATACAAACTTTCATTGGTTAAACAGACTCGTTTGAAGTCTGCCTCTAGAGAAGCCTGATACTGAACCGCTTCACTCCAGATGTCGCACGTGGAGTAAGTTGGGAAGTAATTACCGTTGTCATCCTTACCAAGAATTGACCAATCATTAAGCAACTCTTTCATGGCATCAAGCTTTTCAAGGTTGCCCATCACCCGAAGCCTGCGGTAATCAATGATGTGAATTGCATCTCCAATGCGTCCGCCCAATACCATTACTGTGTAGTCATTCTTTTCCTTGGTACCAGCAGAAAGGTCAACACCAATACCAAGCGCGTCAAACTCTGTTGCAATCTCAGCCTTAACAATTAGTTCAGGTGCCAGGGACAGCTCGTTCTGTCTGACGATCTGATTCATGTACTGGAATGAAAAGGCAATCGGTGCTTGCCGTTTTTTCTCACGCAAGTAGTCCAGTGACCACATCTCTGGCCAGTACGACTTTTCTTCCCCTGACTTTGGATCGTTCAAGATTGCGGACAACACAATTTGCATCCAGTTGTTCTGTGGATTAAAGGTTGTGGAATGAATGTCATCATGCCGGAAGCGAGTACCAAGACAAATCGCCCTGGCACCTTCAAACATGGTGGGTGCAATCACAGCATTCCAATTGTCCTGCATTTGTTTACGGATGTCAGGGTTGGAAATATCTGCAGCTGATTTGATGGCGTCATCAATGATGACTAGATGGGAACGCTTAGAGGTCACCGAGCCTTTGAGGCCTGCAGCACAAAGCGTGAACTGTTCTTCACCTGTGGTATCGATACCAGCAAACTTGTGGTCAATAGACCAGTACTCATTGCTAGTTACGTTCTTCAGAAGACGTACGGTTGGAAAGACTTCTTGGTATCGCTTGCTTTCAATGATGCGTTTAATGGTTGCCGACTTGGAGCGTGCAATATCAACCGTGTAAGACAGATACAGGATCTGTAGTGGCTTCTTGGCCATCGTATGGATACCAATGGCCCATGCCGTAAACAAACCAAGCACAGTACTTTTGGCGGATCCCCGTGGTGCCAAAAGGTCAACATTAGGTCCAGCAATTTTGAAGAGACAGCTGCTGTTCTCTTCTGTCACAAAGTGCCGATGCCATTCTTTGTGATGTTCAGCTGGTGGTTTATCTGCTACGTAAGCACAAAAGAAACCGAAGTCATCCCTCGCTTGTTGCAGGGTCTCCAGGTTCTTCGGTGGACGGATCTGTTGCCTGCGTGCAGCAGCTCGCGCATTACGTCGGTACGCAAGGTGTTGATATGCAGGCACTAGATTATGTTCGGATAGTGACTAAATACTAACCGAATGCAGCTTGACTGCGGAAAGGATCTTCTGTGGAAGCTGCTTTTTTATAAGCTTTGGCAGCAGAACTAGCCGTTTGAGCTTTCTGTGGATCGTACTCAGCTTGGAATGTTTGCTGTTGACGTTGTTCGTCAGAACCACTTAAGGCCGTAGCAATAGCATAATCAGTGTTACTGGGCGCTTCGGCTTCCCTTACTGGATTCCAGGTATCGCCCATGCCACGACCTGGGTGTTTGGGGGTTCCAGGATTCAAAGGTTGTCCTTTAGTTTTATTATATTCTGTTTGAATATCTTTTAACCATTGCGGTTCTTTTTTCCAAGCACCACCACCGTATTCGGCAGCGATCTCACCAAGGTTCTCGCCCCTGGGACCAGCCGCTTCTTTTACGGTCCCACCAACACCAGTGGGGCGTCCAAACTGATCGTATGGACCCGTAAAACCTTCGCCAGGCGGCATCAACTCTTCTGTATCTTTAAGAAGTTTTTCTAAACCGTCGTCAGTATTTGGATTTGCTTGCGCAACTCCATCTGTGTATTGGTTAAAAAAATCTTGTGCAGCATCTCCTTGTTGAGACGAAGAGCTGCCAGAGCGATAATCCGCAATTGCTTTTTCGTACGCAGCCTTAACTTGTGCGTCAAGAGACTTTAGTTGGTTTTGATAGTCAAACCATTTTTCTGGATTTGCGTCACGCGCAGACGTGATTGAGCTGCGTTGAGGAGCAAACTCATTGTAAACACGATTAATAATTGCGTATTCTTCGTCCGTGTACGCCATTTTACTTACCTTTCTTCTTTTGCTCTTGGTACTTACGTGCCTTATCTAAAGCTGCTTTGCGCTTGTCCTTGTCCGACATTTCGCTCCCGTCCTTGTTCTTCTCGCCCTTTCCCTTGAAGTGCGCCAGGAGCTCGGGAGGCATTTTGCTTTTGGACATCAGCTTTTCTATCGCGTAAGGCGTTAAGGACTTCTGCTCCTTCTTTAGCTTCTCCTCCGATTGGTGCACCTTGTAATTGACGGGCGCCACTGAATCGATCTCGATTCTTCTGAAGTTGCTGAACGATGCTAATCATCCCACCCGCAAGACGAGCATCTGGTGCAGATTGTGCTTGTGGAGAAGGATTCATTGATTGAGTTAATTAACTCTCTTCATATTGCATTTTAGCCCACACACTCATTGAAGCTTCTTCCAAGGGGATTTCAATTGGGTCATCCTTAAAGATTGCCATCAACTCACGAATGGCTCGGTCAGCTCCAGCCATCAGCAAGCCCTTGCGGTCCCTGCTACCAGTGAATTGTTCAATCTGCGCAATAGTGCCACGCAATTCCTTTTGCATACCAGCGATACGTGCTACACCAGCATCACGTTTAACAATGCCATTATCTACGTCATCACGTAGTTTACGGATGTCTTCCTGCATCTCTTCAATTTCATACAGGAGTTTCTTGCGGTGATCAGGTTTTGGATAGTGCTTACGCACCCAATGGTCACACGCAGTAATACTACCCCTATAGCCAAGGAACCTGGCATAGAGATAGCACTCAATAATTGAAAAGGTGTTCTTGGCAAAGTCCGTAAAGAACTCCTGCTCAGAAGATGTTAAGTTATCGACCCACTGGTCGAATAACTCAATATCGATAAGCTCGTTGGGCCTGCTTGTAGTCTCGGGCTTCGTCCGCTTGCTTGAACTGCTGGGCTTGTTCAGCAGAGGTTCTTTGTTCTGTGGCACCTTTACCAATCGTCTCACGTTCTTGTAAGCCAGCCTCTTCCATCTTCTTTTTAGAGAAGCCGTAAGCAACCTCTGCAGCTTGCTTGTATTTGTCTAGATCAAACCAGTCATCGACATTGGTTTGACCTGCGGGTACGCTGGTTGTCATTGTTTACTATACCTTAAATCAGAAGTTGCTCATGACGTTGGCAATACCAGCGGCAAACTGGCCTTTACGATCTTCAAGAGCTTCTTGACGCTTTTGACGACCTTTCGATGCTTCCAGTTTATCCAGCAACTGCTGAAACTTGGAAATATCAAAATAATCAGTAGAGGAGCTAGAGGTGGTCATTGGTATCCCTGGGTAATGTACTTATTTTAATCAGTATTAGCCGAAAGCTGAACTGATGAGGCCATACATGCTGCCGGCCAAGTTGATCTTACCGATCTTTTCATCAAACTCACCGCGAGTCTTGATGCCTTGCACGTTGTACTTACCAGTGATATCAGCAACGTCACGGCTTGCTTGTGCCTCAATGCCAGCAACCTTTTCAAGACCAGCGTTAATAATAGGTTGGAGGTCCAGGCGACCCTTAACTTCGATGTTGGCAACAGCTTGACGCCACTCTGATTCCTTATCAGCAGAGTACTTGGTGCCCTCTAACTCACGGTCAGAGCCATACCTCTGTGCACCAGCGTATGCATCTGCTACGTACTTATCGGCTTCAC